GTTCACGCTTCTGCCGTGGCAGCACCACGTCATGCGTGAACTCTTCGGCCGGCTGAACCCTGACGGGTTGCGGCAGCATCGAGTCGGGTACATCGAGCTCCCTAAGAAGCAGGGCAAGTCCACCACGCTTGCTGGCATCGCTCTCTACATGACCGCCTTCGACTCCGAGCCGGGGGCTGAAGTCTATGGTGCGGCCTGCGACCGCGAGCAGGCGGGCATCATCTACCGCGAGGCGGCGTCAATGGTGCGGGCCTCGCCGGCGTTGTCTCGCCACCTCGAGGTAATCGACAGCCGGAAGACGATCGTTCACAAGGCGAGCAACTCGTTCTATCGCGTGCTCTCGGCTGACGCGTTCCGTGCGGAAGGGCTGAACATTCACGCCCTGCTCTTTGACGAATTGCACGCCCAGCGAGACCGGCGATTGTGGGACGCCCTGCGGTACGGCGGTGCGGCTCGCCGGCAGCCGCTTATCCTGTCGATCACCACGGCGGGCTATGACCGCAAGTCGATCTGCTGGGAGCAGCACGCCTACGCCGAGCGGTGCATTGCCGACCCCACGGTGGACCCGGCCTTCTTCGGGTGCATTTACGCCGCGTCGCCCGAGGACGATTGGAAAGACCCGAAGACGTGGCACAAAGCCAACCCGTCGCTGGGCGAGACGATCACGGTGGAGTCATTCGCGGCCGACGCCCGCGAAGCCGAGCAGTCGCCGTCGAAGCTCAACTCGTTTTTGCGGTATCGGCTCAACGTCTGGACCACCCAAGACGTGCGGTGGCTCTCGCCTGACAACTGGGCCAAGTGCGGCAAGCCGCTGTCTGGCGATCTCGAGCAGCGTGAGTGGTACGCCGGTCTCGACTTGGCGACCACTTACGACTTGTCGGCCCTGGTGCTGGTCAGCCAGGCGGACGATGGCACCTTCGACGTTCTGCCGTTCTTCTGGGTGCCGCAGGAGAACGCTGCCGAGCGGACACAGCGTGACAAGGTGGACTACATCGGGTGGATTCGTGACGGGTACATCAGGGCCACCGATGGCAACGTCACGGACTACGACGTAATCCGCCGCGACATCGTCGAGCTCTCGCAGAAGTTCAATATCCGGCAGGTTGGAATCGACCGCTGGAACGCCACGCAACTCGCTACCCAACTGCAAGGGGAAGGCGTGAATGTGACAGGCTTTGGACAGGGCTACGGATCCATGAGCAGCCCGAGCAAGCAGCTGGAGAACCTCGTGCTCTCGGAGAAGATCCGCCACGGGAATCATCCGGTGCTGTCGTGGATGGCTGGCAACGTGGCAGTGCAGACCGACCACCAGGGCAACATCAAGCCGAGCAAGGCGAAAAGCACGGAACGCATCGACGGCATTGTCTCGCTGGTGATGGGCCTCGGACTGCACGCCGTGGCGACTGCGAAACCAGCCGAGCAGAACTGGGACATCATCACCCTATGAACGAAAACGCCGTCGCCGACTACAAGATGTTCGACCTGCGTGGCATCGACTGGCCCGAGGTTTCGCCGAGCCGCACGCCGTCTGGCGTTCGCGTCAACGCCGACAACTCGATGGCGTGCTCTGCGTACACGGCCTGCATCCGGGTGATCTCTGATGCGGTGTCGGCCCTGCCGCTCCACGTCTACGAGCGGCTCGCCAATGGTGGCAAGCAGAAGGCCACGAGCCACCCCGTGTATCGCCTGCTGCACATGCAGCCCAACCCGTGGCAGACGGCCCAAGAGTTTCGGGATTGGATGACGGGCATGTACCTCCACTACGGTGCGAGCTACGCCGAGATCCGCCCAGGTGCTCGCGGTGCCGTGTCGGAACTGTGGCCGCTGCATTCGTCTCGGATGGAAGCCGAGCGGCTGGAAGACGGCACGCTGCGGTATCGCTACCGCGAGCCGAGCGGCAGGCAGACGGTCTACAGCCAAGAGCAGATCTTCGCATTGCGGTTCACGACCGAGGACGGCATCAAGCCGATCCCCACGTACAAGCTGTTCCAAAACGTGATCGGGCTTTCGCAGGCCCTTGAGGCTCACGCGGCGACATTCTTTGGGAACAATGCACGCCCTGGGATTGTCCTTGAATCCGACAACCCGATACCGGCTGAGGCTGCCGAAAGGCTCCGCGAGCAGTGGGAGCGGATGCACCGTGGGGCAGACAAGGCGTTTCGCACGGCAGTGCTTCCAAACGGCGTGAAAGCTCACGAACTCTCAAGCAGCAATGAGGCTGCCCAGATGCTTGAGAGTCGCAACTTTGCTGTGACCGAGTGCGCCAGGATCTTTCGCGTGCCCTGTCACATGATCCAACAGCTGGACCGCAGTACATACAACAACATTGAGGTGCAAGGCACGGAGTTCGTGCAGCACTGCCTGCTGCCTCATCTCAAGCGATGGGAAGCCGCAATCTCGCGTGATCTGATCGTGGACGACGAGCGGTATTTCGCCGAGCACAACGTCAACGGGCTGCTGCGTGGCGACCACACGAGCCGGGCGGCGTTCTATGTGTCGGCTCTCCAGAATGGCTGGATGACGATCAACGAGATCCGCGAGGCCGAGAACCTCAACCCCATCGGCCCTGACGGCGACAAGCACTTTGTGCAGCTGAACATGACCACGCTGGACAAGATCGGCCAGGAGCCGCCAACACCTGAGCCGATGCCAGAGCCAGCCGTCGAAGTGGAAGACAGCCCGGCCGATGACGCCGAAGACCAGGCCGAAGAGGAGGACACGACCGATGGAACTTGAACGCCGCTGCCTCGCCTTTGAGGAAGTGCCCGAGGCCGAGCTCACCATTGAGACGCGGGCCAATGGCACGCAGGTCATCACAGGATACGCCGCCGTCTACAACCGCTTCAGCCTGCCGCTGCGGGAAGGCGGCTCACAGTTCCGCGAGATCATCCTGCCCGGTGCGTTCGACAAGATTCTGAGCCGGCAGCGTGGCAAGCAGGACGTGGTAGCGTTACTGAACCACAACAGCGATCTCATCCTTGGTCGCACATCAAGCGGCACGCTTGAGTTGTCGAGCGACGAGAAGGGCTTGCGGTACACGGTGACGCCGCCCGACACGCAGGTGGGCCGCGACACGCTGGAGCTCCTGCGTCGCCGCGACCTCAAGGCGTCGAGTTTCGCCTTCGCTCTCGACCCCAAGACTGGCGAGCGGTGGACGAGCGATGAACAGGGGGCGGTGCGAGAGAGCCGTGAGATCTCGATGTTGGCAGACGTGTCTGTCGTGCTGACGCCTGCCTACCCGGCAGCATCGGCCGCTGTCGCCATGCGGTCTTACGATGCGTGGGTTAATTCCCAGCCAGTCGCCGAGCCCACGCCCGAGCCTGCGGCCCAGGCGGATCGTTCGCGTTCGGCCCTGCGGGGCGTCGCCGCCGCCTGGGCTGCATCTTTGAGGCTCCGCAATGGCTGACGCCCGCTGCACGTGCGGCGAGAAGTTGCGGTGCCGTTCTTCGCGCCCATGCGGTGACGAGCGGCAGCGGTATCTACGCTGCCCGCGATGCGGTGCTCGTGCAGTTGCGTTTGTAAAAACAACACTTTCTGAAGTTCGCTTCTGCAAGAGAAGCACGAGGTAGTGCGACGTTGGACTCCATCGGCAATACCGCCGGCGGAGAACACACGTGGACAACCTCAAGAAGCTTCAGGACGAGGCCGTCAACCTCGCCAACCGGATCGACGCCGTGCGTGCCATCGAGGGCGACGCCGACAAGATTGCCGAGCGTGACCTTGAGCTCGAGACGCTGACGGCCGACGCCGCCAAGCTCGCCAAGAAGATCGACTTCGAGAAGTCGGTCGCCGAGTCGGCGAAGAATCTCCGCAGCGTGGTGGATCGCTGCTCGCCGGCCCCCGAGGCCACCGAGGAGCGGAGCGAGAAGGTCCGCATCGAAGCGGTCCCGTTCTCGGGTCGGCTCCGTGCGTTCGAGAACGCCAAGGACGCGTACTCGGTCGGCATGTGGTTCAAGGCCAAGGGCGGCGACGTTGAGGCCAAGCGGTGGTGCCATGACCACGGCGTTGAGGCTCGTGCCCAGGGCTCGACCGGTTCCACGACCGGTGCGGCCTTCGTGCCCGACGTTCTCTCCTCGACCGTGATCCGGCTGGTGGATCAGTATTCGGCCTTTGCTCAGAACGCCACCAACGTGGTGATGCCGAGCGACGTGCTGCTGTTCCCGCGTCGGACTGCCGGTGCGACCGCGTACTGGATCGACGAGAACTCGGCCATCACTGCCAGCGACCCGACCTCCAATCAGGTCACGCTGACGGCGAAGAAGGTGACCGGGGCGGTGGTCATCGCGTCGGAGCTCCTGCAGGACTCCATCGTGTCGATCGCCGACTGGATCGCTGCGGAACTGGCTTTGACGCTGAGCAACGCCGTCGAGACGGCTGCGTTCAGCGGCAACCCGAGCAACGCCCCTGGCGTGGCCGGGCTTGTGACCAGCCACACGGGTGGCTTGCTGCAGTCCTCGACCTACACGGCTTCGCT